AGCCAGAGTTGCAGCGGCCCTAACCGGTTTTATAAAAAAATCGGCGGATTTTGCTAACCAGAATACGTCGGAAATTGGTCAGCGAATGTTAGAGATGAACCCTGGCATGATCTTCGATAATTTAGCACCAGGCGAAGAGATTGGAACGATTGGATCGGATCGTCCGAATTCCGGTTTGCAGGATTTCAGAAATTCGCAATTACGCGCGTGCGCCGCTGGTACTGGCTCATCATATAGCTCCATATCGAATGATTATAACGGCACTTATTCAAGCCAGCGTCAGGAAATGGTTGAGAATATTCCTGCTTATGCAGCGGCCAGGAATTACTTTGTTGACATGTTTGATCGTGAGTGTGATCGGCGCTTTATCGACATGGCGCTGTTGAGCGGCTTGGTTCCTTTGGCCGGTGTTGATCTTGATTCGATCTATGACGCTGATTATGGATCGGTTTCTATTCCGTGGATTGATCCACTTAAAGAAGCGAAAGCCAGCAAGGAGTTGATTGATTCAAACATTAAATCCAGGCACCAGATTATTCGTGATCACGGTGGTGATCCGGCGTTGGTTGATAAGCAAATTCAGGCTGATTATTTTTACGAGAAAGAGCAGAAACAACTAGAAGAAGAAAAGAAGAAAGCGTTGTCTGATCAAGGCGATGAAGAAAAAGAAGATGAAAATAAACCGAAAAAAGATGAAGAGGTTGCAGCATGAATAAGCGCGATGCCAGTCAGATAACAGAAGATAATTTTCAGCGATCTATGATCCTTGATCGGTCGGTGATGGATGAAGAAAAAAGAACGGTTTCGGCTGCTTTGTCGAGTGAAACTCCGGTTAAAAGATATTTCGGGAATGAAATACTGGTTCATGAAAAATCATCAATAGATTTTTCTCGTGCAAAAGATGGGTTGCCGCTTTTATTTAATCATAATCATTCGGAATTGTTGGGCGTTGTTCGTGATGTGCGACTTGAAAAGGGGGTGCTTCGTGGGACGTTGCATTTCTCAAAAAATAAAAAGGCGGAGCGCGCCTGGCAGGACGTGAAAGAAGGTTTTTTGAAAGATATTTCTATCGGCTATCGAGTCGATAAGTGGGAAGAATCTGCGGATGATGATGAGGTCAGGGTTGTTAACTGGACATTATTTGAGGCAAGTGTTGTGACGGTTCCGGCGGATCCGTCAGTTGGTGTTAATCGTAGTCAAATTGAGGATAAAGTTATGCCTAAGAAAGACGAGCGATCAGCCGGAAATGATAACGGTACTGATCTAAATGATGAAAATAAAGTAGTAGATTTTAAACAGGCCCGCCGCAAAGCGTTGGTCGAAGGTCGTGAGGAAGGTCGTCGGATTGAGTCTGAGCGGCGCGATGGAATCGAAGCATTGTTTGTTCCTGAGCGTTTCCGTGGTGGTTCTTATGATGCGCTACGAGCTGAAGCGATTGAGGCTGGTTGGTCAGTCGATGAGACACGCGATGAGCTTCTCGATATGGTTGGCGGTGGTGCTACCCCTACTGGTTCGCCTAAGCGTCAGACTGACACGGTTCAGAGTCGCGGCAATGGTCATATTCAATCGGGTGAAGATCAGATTGATAAGTTTGTTCGTGGCGCGGGTGATTCACTGGCTGCCAGAACGATGATTGAAAAAGATGATGAAAAAAGAAAAGCCGCTCGATCTAATGAGTTCTTTTCTATGAGTATGCCGGAAATGGCGCGTCATTATCTTTCTATTGCTGGCGTTAATTTAAACGGTTTGGGACGTGATGCGATTGTATCTCGTGCGCTTTCTCAGCGTGGAATAATTTCGCATGGAACCAGTGATTTTGCTGGATTGCTCGAAAACAATGCCTCAAAAGCGTTGATGCTTGGTTATGAAGAAGCGCCGGAAACGTGGGATAAAATCGCACGAATTGGAAACCTTTCTGATTTCAAACAAGCGTCACGAACAGGGCTTTCTGAGTTTAGCGATTTGCTTGAAGTTAATGAGAATGGCGAATTTAAGCATGGTGATTTCGGAGACAGAAAAGAGAATATTCAACTAGCCACGTTTGGCCGATTGTTCTCCATTTCCCGCCAGGCGATTGTAAATGATGATCTGGATGCTTTGTCTGCCATTCCACGCAAAATGGGACGTGCTGCGAAACGTAAGATCGGCGATGCGGTTTACGCGGTGCTGATCAATAACGCTGCATTGAATCAGGATAACAAGGCTCTATTCCATGCGGATCATAAAAACATCGTGACGGCTTCAGCAATGAGCATTGCTTCCGTTGACAAAATGCGTGTAGCGATGGCGAAACAGAAGGATAGCTCTGAAGCTGCGAATGGTTTGAATATCCCGCTCGACATGTTGATCGTGCCTAAGTCGCTTGAGACTACTGCGAATATTCTTCGTAGCTCTCAATATGATCCGGATGCAACTGGCAATACTCGATCACCTAATCCTTTCCACAACACTTTTGAGGTGGTTTCGGATGTGCGGCTTGATGCTGACAGCGCTACCAAGTGGTATGGGGCGGCAAACCCTAACCTTTTCGACACAATTGAGGTGGCTTTCCTTGATGGTAATCAGGAGCCGTTCCTTGAGTCGAAAGATGGTTGGTCTGTTGATGGGGTTGAATTCAAGGCGCGGATTGATTGCGCTGCTGCTGCGATGGATTTTCGAGGCTTGCAGCGTAACGCAGGCGCTTAATCTTTGAGACTTGCCCCGAGAGATCGGGGCGGTCTTTTGTAATTATTTGAGGGTTTTATCATGAAATTATTTGTACAAGAAGGCCGGACTATGAAAGTTTTTGCGGATGCCGCAAAAACGTCGGGTGATGTTGAAGAGTTTGCTGATTCTATTGGCGTGTGGTTTAACGATGTGCCGAATGGTTCATCTGGTGAGGTTCTGATGGAGGGCGTTGTTTCGCTTCCTAAGAATACGTCAGTTGCATTCACCCAGGGTCAAAAAGTTTTCTGGGATACGGCGGCTGATGAGCTAACTGCAACGGATACAGACAAGCCCGCTGGGTTGGTTTGGGCTGATGCTGCTACGGCAGATGTGACGGCTTCTATCAAGCTTAATACTGGCGTACAGGTCGGAACGGAAGCGGGTTAGGAAATGCCGCAAGCGCCTAAAGATGTATTGAACAGCCTCATTAAACTGGGTGTGGCACAAGCTCATGCCTTGGTTGATGAGGCTGATTCTATTCTGAATCTTTCGGGGATTTTTGGCGATCTTGTGCATACGGGCGCGGTCGTTACTCAGTTGCTCCGTTTGTGGAGCGACGATAACGCTGCTGATATTCCGGCGGGTATTGAGACGATTAATCCGCCGATGAATACCGAGCGTGGAGAATATTTTTATAATGGTGATGGTAATCCTTTAATTTTCCAGAACGTGCCCTCTGGCGGTGATCGGGATCATGGGTTGCGGCATGAGAAAAGCATAGCAACAGGCTTAACCACTCAAACGGTCACTGTTAAATCAGGCAACCAGTATCAGGTATTTTTAAAAGCAGACACGGGGTCTACAGCGGTTTGTTTCGGCGCAATTGTCGGCACATTAACGGGCGTAACGGGACAAGTGATAGCGTGGAATAATGGCACGCCCAAAACGGCAACAACGAACAGTTTAACCGTGACTATTACAGGAGCACCAACAGAATTCAGTATTGTCGATGTCACACACAAAGCAAATAAAAATCCATGTGAATATATTCCCGCTGTTGATGGCTTCATTTTTTCACCTTTCAAAAATACTCGCACCGTTGATGTAAATGGTGTGGTTGATGAGTCAACGGCTGATACGGTTTTAATTGATGCCGCTGATCGGTTTGGTATTGCGATGGAGGGTGTGGGCGGGAACTTGTTTAATTCCCCTATAAATATTAGTGCATGGAACAATCAGGCAAATGTAATCACCCCTGCTGAAACTATTGATTCCAAGCTAGGGGAACATAAGCTATATGGAATGGTAGCCGATGCAACGAACAGCTATCACCGGCTACATAATACGGTTGGTGAAACCTCCAACGTTGATCCAGACACCACATATATCTTTAGTGTAGAAGTTGAAAGAGGCGTTCATGATTATTTCTTGTTTCAAATGTACTCTTTCGATCCGAGCTACACCAACAGCAAACAAGGTAACTTTTGGTTTAACTTGGCTACGGGAGCATTAGAAACAAGTTCGGGCGATGCGATGTATGCAGACCCAGACATAACAGATCTGGGCGACGGGCATTACCTATTACAAGTATCAGCAACTACGGGAGCAATTACCGAAAGAGTCAGACCCCAGTTTTATTGCGCCGAAGTGCTGGGTCAAACATCCTTCATTGGTGATGGAGTAAACGCATCCTGCCATCTTGGATCCGTTACCCGTGAAAAATCCCCTGTTAGGACATCATTTACCGCATTATCCTC